CTGTTTCTAAATTGTTTATTGATATGTAATATTTTGCTCCTGAGTTTGCCGCGGCACCCCAACTGTCAATAGTTGTAACTGTACTACCTATCGTTGCCGCCGCCGTTTTTTGAATTGTTGTTTCGTCTGTTTCTTCCCCTGTGTATCCTGTTGAGTCGTCATCCCCCAAACCTATTCTGTAGTATGCCATGGTATTGCTTGGTGTTACAGTTGAACCATCACCATCGGTGACTCTCAGTCTAATTTTTGATGTGCTGTCCCCCGCGGACACTATGTCTGCATCAAACGTTGGGTGTGTGTCACCAACATCTGTACGGTTGACTGCTGATGATGTTATATAGGCATCCTGTAGGTCATGCACTATCGAAAGTTTCTGCGTCTCGAAACTGCCATTGGAAAGATCACGTGTGACCACGTGGTACCAGGCACTGTCAAAAGTTCCTGCCGTGAATTCTGCTCCTGTCCTTTCCGCCGCCAACAGACCTTGTGTGGTACCAGATGCTGTGACATGATCTATTGTCGTTTCGTTGTTGCCGGCAACCGTAACTCCGCCTTCAGTCTCAATAGCCCCTGTAGATGAATCACTTGTGTTGTCCCCCAGTCCGATCCTGTATGCGTTTGCGAAATTCAATAATGTGGTTGATCCATCACTGATCCCTGTCAGTGATAATTGTATGTTGCCATCGTCGACCCCTACGTCGGCTGTGACTGCATCAAATTCTTCACTCCTCAATACACCACTGTCTGTGATGAATGCCTCGACACTGCTGTCGTCACTGGTTCCTTGTGCTACAGAGTACTTGTGGAATGCCAATCTACCACCGTTCATGTCCTTGACCAATGTGTGATACCACACACTGTTGAATGCCGAAGAGGCCCATTCGTCAAGTATTTCTGCGGTCTCGAATCCCTGTCTTGATGATACTGTTGTGATGTTGGCATCTAGTTCAGTGGTAGTGATCTGTCCAATTGCAGTGGATCCGACTATTGCGATCGGTGTTCCTGATCTTGCTGATTCATCGTCTGCCAGCAGTACCCTGTACATTGTGATCCTGCATGTGCCTGCTGTGCCGTTGGCACCTCGCAGTCTCACGTTTCCTCCACTTATGTCCGCGGTGAATGTGGCCAGTGGTGTGGACTCTGCGTTTGTGATGACTGTGTTGTATTCTGATATGAAGGCGTTGGTATCATCATGTACGACCATTACCTCTGTTGAAGAGATTTCGTTCGTTGTGGTGTTGTTTATGGATATGAAATACTTGGCACCCCTGAAATCGGCCACCGCAAACGTGTCTAGATTGGCCGCGGCTGAATCTAGGTCCGCTACCAACAATGTCTGTTGCTGTGTGAATGTCGAGCTTCCTGCCTGTGTGCCTGATGAGTCATCATCTCCCAGTCCGATCCTGAAGAAGTGCAGGGTGTTGATCGCTGAAGTTGAGGAACCGTCTGCGAGTGTACCACCTTGTCCTAGTAGTCTAACATTGCCACTGGCCGACCTTATGTCTGTCGCCAGCACCACTTCCTGATCATCCGATGTACGTATGATCTGTGATGACCCGGAGAAAGAGTCAAAAGTTGATCCGTCCTCTGTGCCCTGTGCAAGTATGTGCTTCTGCATCTGGAACTCAATGGCACTGTCCGCCCCCTCGAGCCTGCTCAACGCGATGTACCATGCACTGTCGTACTTTGACTGATCCCAGTCATTGATCATGCTCTGGCCCGCCGTGATTGATTCGTTTTCACCTGTTGATAGGTTGGCGTCTAGCACAACCTCGGTGGTGTTACCGATCGTGTTCCTTGCGTCCTGTATGTCTGAAACCCCCAGTGCAATACCCGTTGAACCAAATCCTATGACACCGCTTCCGTTGGTCTGTAGGAATTCTCCCGTCTGTCCGTCTGTGATCGGCATGGATAGGCCATCGATTACTACTTTACCTGAACCGCTGGCCTCGAACTCTAGATTGTCATTGGTCCTGCTGGATGAAAGTGTGTTGCCTGAGAAAGTTAATTTTGTTGGTATCACAAGTGTTGTGAAATTCAACGGATCGAACAGACCTGTTGATGGTTCATTGGCCCCTATTACAACATTGTCTATGGTACCATCATCAAGGTCTATGCCATTAATAACCACCGATCCTGTGCCGTTCCCTGACAGTATCAGGTCCGCGTTTGAAGTCGTCACCTTGATCACGTTGTCCGTGAAGTTCATTGATGAGTCTATGGTCAGGTTCGCCACGTTGACCACACCTGTTCCGCCCGGTGTAAGGTTTAGGTCCGCGTTTGAGCTGGTAGAAATTATGTTGTCATTGAATGTTAAATTGTCAACTGTGACAGGGCCCGCAAATGATGTTGCTCCACCCACTGACAACGAATCAAATGTTGATGTTCCGTCCACTTGCAGGTCACCTGTTGTCGTCAGGTTCTCGTTGACGAATGTGAATGCCCCTGTTGAATCAGTTATGGATCCATTGGCCACAGTCAGTGTGCTGTTGATGGCCATGGAAGTTGAAGTGGTAGTCAGGTTCTCGTTGCCGAAACTTATGGCACCCGATGAATCAGTTATTGATCCATTGGCCAGTGTAAGGTTACCTATTGTTGAACCTGTTGCTCTTGCAATGGTTCCTGTTGTCGTAACGTTCTCGTTACCAAAACTTATTGCTCCACTGGAGTCTGTTATGGATCCATTGGCCACGGTCAGTGTGCTGTTGATCGCGAAAGATGTTCCTGTTGTTGTCAGATTCTCATTGCCAAAGCTGATCGCTCCTGATGAATCAGTTATTGAGCCATCTGCAAAAGTTAGGTTACCAAGAGTGGTACCAGATCCAGCTGATAACGTTCCTGTAGTCGTTAAATTCTCGTTTCCAAAACTTATGGCACCCGACGAGTCAGTTATGGATCCATCTGTTAGAGTTAGATTACCTATTACAGAATCATCACCTGCGGCAAGTGTTCCTGTGGTTGTTAGGTTCTCGTTACCAAAACTGATCGCACCTGACGAGTCTGTTATGGATCCATTCGCGAATGTAAGTGTTGCGAAAGTTGATCCTGTTGGGAATGTATGTGCACCACTGAAGGAGAACGCACCACCGAAGGTACCATCTCCGTCCACTATCAAATTTTCATTTATGTTTACAGATGAGGAATCTGATGAACTTATAGAGGTTCCTCCGAAACCAAGTCCGGCTATGACCACCCGGCCGGAGCCACTGGCTGATATCTTTAGGTCATCGTTGGTGTTTAATGCTTCGATGTTGTTGTCGTTGAATCTTATGGCAGGGAATACTACTGATCCTGTGCCGCTGGGGTGTACGTCGATGTCCGCATTTGTCAGTCTTGAAGTGATGTTGTTGCCGAAGAACTTGATGTCCGCCTTGACAGGAACCAGATCGAAGAAATCATCGAAATTGTTGTTTATCTTGTTACCGGATTGGTATAACGAATCACCGTCACCGCTGTCCGCATTTACACCTACATCTATTACCTGTTGTACCATATTAGCAATATTTAGTGGAAAACGTTATTGTGCGTTGTAGCTGTTAACCTGTACTGATTTTTAAATCGTTGCCGTTACGCCATAATTTGCCAGCAACGTTCGGATCACTGGTTGGAATACTGCCGGTTAAAAAGATAGATGCTCCATCAAGTTTGACTGCACCTGTTCCTGAAGCGGCAATGTGTATGTCATCGTTGGACTGATTCGTAGTAATTGTGTTATCGGCTACTGTGACTGCACCCAGCACAATATCACCAGTGCCATTGGCAGTGATTGTTACATCAGCATTGGTTGTGATGCTTGAGATTGTAGAATTTGTTATCGTTAAATTATCTATCTCTATGGCACCAGCACCGTTTGCCTGAATTTTCAAGTCTCCATTGGTCACGGAAGTTGTGATTAATCCTGTGGTTCCGTCACCGATCAACGAGTATACTTCATCGAAATTCGTATTGACTTTCGTCATCGCGGTACGTAAGGTATCACCTGTTGCCGGATTTCCCAGTGTTCCTGTGTCTATGTTAAGTTTTGTCATAATGTGTTGTACATATTTATTAAATACAGATATGTTCATAGAAACGCTCAGGACCATGAGATTGTACGAACGCCAGAGTAAATTGGGGGTTTATCACACCTTCCACAGGAAAAACACCATATACGTATTCAAGTGTGACTCTTGCGGTAGCACCTTCCTGAGACCCAAGGCACAGGTGGATCCAGACAGGGCTTCAAACGATTACAAACATGTTTGTTCCTACTGTGATACCAAAAAGTACGCACAGAAAGTTGGTGTAAAGATGAGGAAGATATACCAGCTGGACGCCAGTTCCACTACGAAGACCTTATAGTTTCATCCACTTGATATCATCACGAGCGCCGTCCACCCATCTACGTAGATCAGCGTAGATACCTGTCCTGATGTTGGGTTGGTCGAAGTACCATCTCAGGAACGTGTTGCCCTCGATGTATTCCTTCCTGTTGATGAAATGGAAATTGGTGTTGGGGTGTTTCCGTATAATTTGTCTCAGTTGGTACATCCATTCGTACTTGAGGTAGGCCTTCATGCTGACCCTGTCTGGATAGTTTATCGTGTTCTTGTACATGTTGTTCTGCTGTCTGCTAGGTGTGTCCCTCTCCCACTGTCTGGAGCCCAAAATATCAAATGCCAGTATGACAACATTCTCTATGCCTGACTCTGCCGCCATCAGCACAGCACTCATGCCTGATCCCTTGTTCATTGCGAAGTCGATGGTACGTATGCCGTTGCCTTTCTTGATGTCTCCACCCCTCCATATCCTATACAGCTTTAGATTCTTGGGAGTGTCTGTTTCCTTATCTCCCTCGCATATGTAATTCCATGTGCTGATGTCTTCCGGGCCATGTATGTTTGGGGACTCTTTTCCATTGTTGTGCCACTGTGCAAGTTCCTCGTACATGGGAGGATTCACCGCCACTATGTGATCACACAACATGGGATGGTCTCGGTATATGGCGTTGCACCCGTATATGATACCCTTGCCTTTCAGGTCCTGTATTGGGAAAATTGGTCTGCTCTCACCGTTGCCTATTACAAATGCGGTGTCCATTAAACCCCGAATGATTCTCCGCATCCACACGATGCTGTTGAGTTGGGATTGGATATTTCAAACTGTGAACCAAATGTTTCTTCAACGAAGTCGATCTTTGTTCCTATGACATACATCATGGAAGTTTCATCCACAACAAATTTACCTGTGTGCCAATCTTCTATGTGATCTCCACCGCCCACAGATTCTTTTGTGTCTGCAAAACCCCAGTCGTATTTGAATCCTGCACAGCCACCACCTAGCACCTCTAGGCTCACTGCGTACTTGCTTGGGTTCTTCTCAAGCAATTTTTCTATTTGTCCTTTAGCGGCATCTGTTATTTCGAATAAGCTCATACTATTAATTATCCATTGTAACTTCCATTATAAATTTCAAACCAATCCGGTCTTTCTGTCCATAAGTTTTTTCCATGGACATTTAAAAAATGTTGTTCTCTAGTAAGAACTTGCTGTTTATAATTTTTATTGTAACCATTATTTTCTATTGCATAGTTAATCCCTTCACGCCACTGTTTAGCTAGTTGAGTCTCCGTTTTTATATCAGGTAGTGAATTAAGTATTTCCAATGGTAAATTTTTAATATCCCAAGCACTATTGGGTGCATCTAAATCATTAATGTGTGCTAAACAATATTGAAAAGCAAGACCAGGAAAACGTTTTTGTAAACCTTCATAAAAAGAATTCATTGCATTACACTGATCAACATTTGCTAATTGCAGAACTATGTTTAGATTTAATGCTGGATTAGGACCTGGATCTATTCTATTAGTCCACAAATAGTCTAGTATCTTAATACAGTTCTTTTCTGTTGTTCCCCAGTCCCCGTGGTATCTTATAACATCATATCTTGATCCTGTTGCATCAATGCTGATACCTGCTGTTACTCTCTGAAATTTAACTGCCTGTGCCCAAAACTTTTCATTAAAAATAGATGCATTGGTTGTAACTTGCAATCCTATCTGTGATCTTTTCTTACTATCTATCTGTGTAATGATATCAACAAACCCTTTCATCAGTTGTGGCTCTCCCCCTTGTAATTGCATCTGTTCTATACCGTGACTGTTTACAAGTTCGACTATTTTAGCAACATTAGATGTATCATCAATCCAATTATAATTGTGATCTAATCCTTTGATGTCTTGCCAGGACCTATTTTCTGTCTGTATTTTTGATGATAAAGATGGTCCGCACATTCTACAAGCTAAATTGCATAATCTACCACCTGTAATATGAAGTAATTTTGCCTTTGGTGGCTGTAGATTGTACTCCTGCGATGTTCTTAATGTCCATTTTTTTTCTGCTTCTGCTTTCCAACATATATTACATCTGTTATCTTTAATATTAGTTGATAAGTTTTCTCTCAACGATGTAATTTCTTTGTTATTAAAAAACCAATCGTTTAAATTATCCACGTCCTTTATGTTTAACCTATTACTGTTCTCGTTGATAAAACAACATGGCTGTACATAACCATTAGGGTCTAGGAATATGTCGTTGAAAGCGGCCTTGCATAATGTATTTTCGTGCATACTCATTATCTACCTCTGTTTCCCATGGTTGCCATTCCTATTGCTAGGAAGAATGCAGTGGCTTCTTTGCTATCTTCAAAACTCATGTAACTGTCTTGTTCCTCCCAGTTATGACGCATTGGGTCATAAAGATCGGTCTGTTCGAACCACCAACCCCACTTACTCCTACAATGTTTCTGACACCACTCGATGCATTCACTCGCTATTCCGTTTGAGTACATGTCAACATCGTACTGGAATCTACATTCGTAGCCACAGTCATTGGGTATGTCGTCCAGGGTATGATTCATGGATTTAACTTTTACTTTTCCAAATTTCTTTTTCATCATTTCCAGTTGTCCACTACGAATTGATCCGCACATTCCATTGGATTTGGTTGTCCATGGAAAACTGCTACCTTGTTCTCGCCTATTATGGTTGGGGGTTTACGGAAGTACCATTTGCCAGACTTATCTCTTAACTTTGTGTCCTTGAATCCCACCATCTCCCATTTGTATGAACGTATCCAGTCGTCTGGCCAGTGTGTTATCTGTTCCTTCCCTGCCTTCATTATCCAGTCTTGGTCTCCCCAATTCTGTTTCATTATCTTGGCATGATCTTTTACAAAATCTGTGTAAAGGTGATTCATTGTGCCTGCCTCCCAACGCATACAGCTGGAGTTGGATTGTTTCCAATCCTTGACCCTGCACCTGTTGAAGTCTCTGATTATCATGAACCGGCCTGGGTTGTGTGTGAAAAGATTATCTATGTTGTTAAAAATAATAACGTCTAGGTCAAAGAAAAGTATGTTGCCAGTCAAAGGCATTTCCGGTGCAAACATCCATAACTTGCTCCACCATGTTTTTATCCATGGTTCATTAGGGAACACTATTGTTTTGATGTGTGGATCAAGTCCTTCCTTGTCATCTGTTATGCAGTGGAATTCAAAAGGTACAGTGGTGTGTCTCTTGACCATGTTGTAAAGTATATTGGCATACTGGGACGGATACTTGTTGCCCCATTTAACGCATACTACGTGATTCATATCCCTGCCTCAAACTTTCCATTTGTATCTGTTGCCAATCTTCACTATCCAGCGTGTATGGATACTCACACTCGATGGTCCTGTTTGACATTGTTTTGATGTTAGTTATATTTAAATTGTTTGCCATGACAGCATATATTTCTTTGAATGTTGCACTAGATCCAAATGTCCTCTGTAGGTCAACCTGCCCAATCTTGATGTAGCCTAATGATAGTGTGGGATCTTCCCAATCATAGCCGTTGTCCTTTAGCCATGCACGATACTCATCCATCTCTTGTTTCTTAAAATCTTGTGTTTGTTCTGTAATTGTTTGACCCCATTCCACATCAAACTCTCCCGAATAATATCGTTGATGATTTATCTCTGAACATAGTGCGTCAGTCATCTTAGGTGCGTGTTCGTCCCTGAACACTTCATACAGTGTCTTGCCCACTTGTGACCAGTGTAGGTACACTCCTCCCAACTCTCTGTCGTATCTATTCTGTTTGAAAAGTTCAAAATCTTCTTTGTGTAAATCTATTCTTGGTGCGTTTAGGAATGTTGTGATCTGCGAAGGCCTGATCCATTCAGGTTCCAGTGCTTTCTTCCTGTTAGCATTCACCCAACTTTCGATCTCGTGACAAATATTATTAAGTTGTCTGATAGCATATTTTGTTTTAATATCTGATTGACTGTAAAATAGAGATGGCTCCCATGCAGTGCCTTGTAGTTCTTCAAAATATCTATGTAATAAATTACATGCCTCGTGTTTAAGTTTGAGTCCTGGATTATCAGGACCTTTTCCCATGGGTAGACTACTGCTGTATTGAAAGTCGTCCACAACAAAAGGTTGTATCTTCTCGTAAGGAGGATCAAATGTAAACAAATTTAGTTGTGCAACTGTTTTGTTCAGCTCTTTGACTAGAAAAGCTAAGTCTCTGTTGGAATCCGCAAATCCCAAGAAACAGAAATTCTTCTCTAGTACTCTCTTTTTTTTGATATTATCTTTTAGTGCCTCTATCCATCTCTGGCCTAATGGTGTGTCGTAGGTCTGTATGTAATAGGCTCTGTTGTTGAGGCCTACCCTGACCAGTTCAAATAGGAATTTATTTTTTTGAGTAGATGGCACTGTTGGCTCCGTGTTCTGCACATTCCACACTTTCCACCCAACATCTTCCATCTGTCTTGACTGTTATTAAATTGTCTGCGAATCTAAAGGCGTGTTCGGCAAACTTCTCTGCACCTACTCCGTCAAACATTCTTATCTCTGCGAGATCCAACTTCTCCAGTTCCTTGAACTTCTCGAGATGTGGGTCGTTCATGTCCAGTGCAAGTTTGTGATCAAAATGATCTTCCAGCCATGCCTTCAACGGTTTGAGTCCGCCAAAGTCCACTGCCCAGTTCTTGTTGTCAAGTTCCTCGCAACCAAATGTGAATTTGAATGCCAGTGAATATCCGTGTAGCAGATGGCAGTGTGAGTGATCTGCATTGGGTTGTCTGAATACACAGGCCAGTCCTATGTTGTGTCCGTATGTTTTTGTTGATTGATAAGTCATCGTTCTCCTTTAATTGATGACTTGCAGAGTGTTTATAGAGGGATGAAAGCCGTTAAGTCCTCTCATTAGTTCAATCTCTTCTTGATGTCTTCAAGATCAAATCCTAATTCTTCCGATTTTTGTCTTAATGTGTCAGTAAGTTCGTTTGGTATATTTAACTCGCCGTCTATGATGCTCTTTAGAAAATGTATTAGCACGGAGAACTCAGTCCTCTTGGACACGGTCTCTGGATCAATGCCTTTTTGTTCCATGACGTGTAGCATGGCCTCAGTTACGTCTATCAAGGTCTCGATGCTTTTACTATGTTTCTCGAAGTGTGCCATTATACGATGATCTTTGGTTTGTCAGGAACGACCACAGTGGTAAAAACTTTCTTGTATTCTGCAGATATCTTGTCGTTGACAACTGAGATACACTGTATCTTGTCTTTTGCCAATGAAATATCTTTATCTTGGTCAGCAGTAGAGAAGAATGTACCAAACGCAAGTCCTTGTGGACCTTGCATCAGTGTCAGTGCCTTTTTAATCTCAAGCGTGGTTTCGTTTTGTGATTGCAGAGTGCCAATAACTTCTTCACCATGCATTAATTTTAGAGTGATAAGATCTCCATCTTTGTATTTTTCAAACATAGCACTATTATAAACTATCCTGTCAGTTTGTCAATGTATTTTTTCAATTCCTTGTCTTGTACGTTGGGTGGTATGTGATCAAAGAAGAATATCTGGTAACTGTCTGATCCGTACTTGCCTATACCATGCAGGTCACTGGCTTCTTTGCCATCCCAGTCAAGGTACTGTTCGGTCATCTTCCTTATTCTTTTTGATCTCACTTCCCACATGCCCAACGGTTTCAACATACGTTGTTGTGTCGCGAGTCTGCCCCTGAGGTATTTCTCCGGTGTGGGATACCTAGCGAATAGCTTTGGTAATATTATCTTGACATGTTTCCTGTATGTGAGATTGAGGCACATCACAGCCACCATGTGTTTCCACTTCTTGTGTGGTCCACGTATCTGCTGTTGCACCATTAGGTCATCAACCATTGTCTTGATCATACTACAATTATATGTGTGATTTTTATTTTGTCAACTACTCTGTTTAAACAAAAACTCCCACGAACTGGAGTAGGTATCTTGCTTTTGCACTTGCATTAGCAGATCCGTGTGGCATATACCACGGGAACGTGTATGAATCACCTGCTTGCCAGTCTGTGATGTTGGACCTACCAGTCATGAAAGTCTGTCCCACTTCCCAATCCTGTAACAATATCACCCCGGAGTGGATGTCCTTTGTTCGTAATTTGGTCAGATCGTACTGTCCTACTGCGAAAGTTGACCTGTACTTGTCTACATGTATCCCGGCCACTCCACCTGGATGTTGTACGTTTAAATATACCTGTGTATTTTTTATGTTAAATTTTTCCTGTAGTGACTTGTGTATTGGATGTTCCTGTCCAAGCTCACATCTTCCCATGTAGTTGTTGTTTATCATTCCGTCATGTAAGGTCTGGCCTAAATCCGAAATTGCTGGTGTATGGAATGGTTCTATTTCTGGTTCCATTTCAATTATGTCCTTGTAATTAAAATTTAGTTTTCCGGTATAGCTGTATTGTTCTTGATCATAATTCTTATGCCAGATCTCTTTTGCAACCCTGGTTAATTCGTCGGCATTGCTAATTAAATCTATCCACAACATTTTTTCGTATTTTTCTTGATCTATCATTTTTTATCCAACTGCTTGTTGACCCACTTGGCAAGTCCTTGGTAGGTGTCCTGGAAAACATTCTTGTTGGCCTTCCACTCCTCGGGCATCTTCCAGCCCTCTTCATTTACCACTATCCACCTGCAGTCTGAGTGTTCGAACAGCTTGTTGAACTGGTGTATCCAGTAACTGGGATCAACCGGTCTCTTGATGTACGTGTAGCCTGTACTGCCCTTGTAGATGTTGTTGACATTTTTTGGTACTCTCTCCGGACCAAAGCCATAGAGATCCATGCCCACTAGGAAAATTGCCTTGGGTTTGAAACTCATGCCGACCAGTGCGGCGAATTGTCCTGTGCCCCAGTGGAAAGGTTCGTCCTGTCTCTTGTCCCCTTGGTATGGTAAGTCAGGCACACACTTGACATTGGGCCAAAATGCAAACTGTTTGTACCATTTGTCTCTGGTGTATATTGTTGTATTTTTACCAACTGTGTTTGCGGCCTCCTGGCACATATGACGATCACATGCAACAACATATTCTAGGTTATGATCTCGGAACAGTGCGTTGCAACCCACCATCGTGGTGACGCTTTTCAAGGGAGTTATGTCAAATCCCCTCCTACTCTCACCATTGCCTATAACACTCACAAACTTAGTCATAATGTCCTTTAAACACCCCTTTAGACTGCATTAGAGCGACGTACACGCATGGTAAAAGCACTCCTGGAGTAGTTGTATATCCTATTTATTGCCCATGATCAGATGCCACACTGTCTTGTAGTGTTTCCATGCTTTACCAAGTGCAGGATATTTCCTCCTCATCTTGAC